GTCTTGAGTCATGGTCATCATGTCGGTCAGCGCCCTAACAGTGGCGAGCCGCTTGGTGGCGCTACTTGGGCCAACAGAGACGACAACATCATACTCAGCACTAGACATGTCGTTTTCGTACTCGATCTCGCCCTCTTCATTGACGACAGGCTTGAGTAGCTCAATAGGCTCCATCTTGCCAGACTCGTGAACGGTCTTCATCTTGCGACCTTCTTCGATGAAGATGTCACGAGCGATAGACAGCCAGACTTCGCCACAACGCTTCACGGCCTTTGCCATGTTAGACATGTAGATGAAAGTCTGCATGTCGAGCCGCTGTTGGATCAGTTCCACAGTCTTACCACTCAAGTGACTGACCATTTTGTCTCCCTGCCCCGGGGAGCCGAGGATCTCTTGCATGTCTACTTCAGTGAGTTGAAGGAGAGCTGCCATAGAGGGCGGCAGGGCGGGAGGCTTAGTGTAGGCCACAGGACCAGCCACCATAGGGCTGCCATTGGCGTCGGTAAGCGTGTTAATCAGCAGGTATGGGTAGTTCTTGAGGTTATCCTCTGCCCACATCAACTGATGTCCCGCCACCTGTTCAGGGACGAGAATGGGCTTCTCCATGGCCGAAAGCGCACTGATCTCACCCAGCTTGGACAACTGCATGTTCTTGAGGCGCTGGGCGTCCTTAGCAAGCCGTACATGGCCCATACAACGCTCGACGTTGTCTACAAACCAACGCTTCCCGTACACAGGGATGATCGGGATGTTCTTGCCGGCAATGTACCCACAATCTTCAAGGATCTTGGCCCCTGACATGATGTATTTGCGGACCTTCCGCGTCTTAACCTTCTTGCGCCTGACTTCTTTCCAGCCAGTGGCAAGCATCTCCTCTTCTTTGTCGAGTTCTTCAGGCCGGAGCGACTCTTCTTCGCCGTTGAAGTCTTTATAGATCCTGATCTGCTCAGAGACTTCCTCCACCTTGTAGTACTCAGCAACGTAGACCACAGAGGGCGTGTACCAGTCGAACTGGGAGCGAGTAATGGTCTTGGGCCAGGTCGCGGGGTCATCATCGTACTCAGCCTTGTAGGCTTCACGAGTCATGCTGGTCAGTACAAAGCACCGCTTGGCATCTGCCTTATCTTGCCGCTTGGCGCCTAGGTCGAAGTAGACACTTGTGTCAGCGTCGAAGATCGGCTCGATACACACACGTTGCTTATCGTCTTCCGGGTCTTCTTCGTTCTGATACTCAGTCCTAAGCCTCCAAGCTCCAAAACCACCCATTACAGCCTCTTCAAAGGCGTTATCGTAGGCTTCCTCTGCCCCTGAGTCCTGCTCATCTGCCCTGTAAAGACCGGCACAAGTGTCAGCGAGCTTGTCGTACTCTTCTCCTTCTTTGGAAGAGAAGTTCACTGTGATGCGATTGTTACGATACTCGTTGATGATACGAAGCACCGCCATGTGGATCTTGTTTACCTCGAACCTAGGCTTGTTCTCGAACTGATCACCTAGTGGTCCTTCCCATTGTGCGCCGGCGAGAGAACAAAACCGCCGGTCCCCAAGGCAGTTCATGCGCTCTTGGTACATCGCGCCCTGAATCTGATCGAACTCTGCGCGGGCTGCTTGATGGATTATAGAAAGTTTGTCTTCTGTCATCTCTTGAAAAAGTTAATCACTGGCATCACAAATGAGCTATTCCTCTTTGTACCATACTTAGATGGAATAGCAGCCCTACTCAAGCCACTAACTACTAAATACCGTGTCGCGTCCATTAAATGGTCGTTATCTTTCACAACCTTCCCCTTTTCATCCCTGCGATAAAGGCGAAATTCCGACAACCAGTTCCGAAGATTCGGGAAAACGCGGAGCTTGCCGGCTGACATCGTCTGCCACACCGTGTATAGCCCACTCTCCACTGCGTTATTCGCCAGAGTTATGTCGAGGCCGTGTCTGCGATACATGCCGAGTAGTTGTTGCCCGTCAGTCTGCGCTCTCCCACGACTGGCTGGGTCAATGACCCCTGGCATCTCGCCACGAGCTTTGATCGCCTCAGCGTGCAGAATCGGCTCTGCTTGGCCGCGATAATACTCTGAGTAGAGGTAGGTCACCTCTGTATCCGGGTTCGTCGCCCCCCAGATAACAGCAGTCCTGTTCCAGCCTACGTCCATGCCGTAGCACCTTCTCCAGTGCTCAGGGATGGCAAACTCTTCACAGATCAGTTCACTCTCTGGCACTGGGTAAATGGCACCAGCTCCAAGTTGTGGCACGCCTTTAGAACGAGCGTCCCTTTGGAAGGGCGGGATCGACGCCCAAAGCTCGTCCTTCTGTTGCTTAGTCAGGTGCGGGACATCGTCCCAAGTCGCCATGCCAACGTACTTGCTACCGTTAGACTGCTCTTGCACTTCACCGTTTGGCAGGAACGACAAGACAGTCTCACTCATCCCCATCAGAGGCGTGAAGGTGAGCATCGTCATCCCGTTGTTGGTCATCGTTCTAAGCAAACACTCTGTGTAGACATCCAACGGCGGTTCTTCGTCCAGCCAGATCACATCTTGCTCAGAGCCTTGAAACGCTTCCCGGCGCTGGTCGTAGGACTTGAAGGTAAGCCTAGACTCTCCACCACTTGCGTGCCTGACAGTGATGACTTCGATAGCCTCAGCCACCCCTGCCTTGGCAGTAGTCTTGATGAGATCAGCCTTAGGGATGAGTCCCGTGCCAAACTCCCCAGGTGGCCCTAGGAGCTTCATCTGAAGAATGTCACGAGTCGTCTTGCCAGTATCTCCAGCCGCCCATGCGCTCACTGGCCTATCAAACTTCCTGCCTTCCCACCATGAGGGATAACGGCCAGTCATATGCAGCACCATCTCGTACCCGCCAATACTCTCAGTTTTGCCGATACGGTTGGCAGCCATCATCAGCCGCTCCCTATACCGTGCCCCTGCCGCAAAGTAAGCAATGTGCTTGGGATACAGTTCACGCCGGTACTCTCCAGCGTCAGGAAAGTAAGTGCCGATCTTACGCTCCTTCCGGCGCCTCAAAGACTCTTCCAGCAAGAGAGTTAGTTCGAGGTTCTTGTCGAGACTATCGAGAAGATCACTCATTGCCCTCTGCTCCTGTGAATCCTAGCAATCTCAAACTCAATGTACTGAGCAGCCTTCTTGAGGTCTTCTACTGGGTCTTCAGTCTTAAGCCCAGCTCTCCAGATGTACTTAATACAGTTGCCGAGGTTGAAGTTAAACGCCTCTGCAATGGTCACACATTCCACGCCACTTGGGTGCTCAGTGTAGTGCTTGGGGTGGTAAACATCGTTCATACAAAGAAAAACCCGGACACCATCACACGATGGGCCGGGCCTGTTTGCTTTCCCATCCAGCCATACCCCCGGGTTGACTGGTTGGCATGTAGGCTGAAAGATCTCCAAGAATCGTGCAAGTATTTTTCATACTTTCATCACGATTACCTTGTACTCGACCCCATCGTCTGGCCCGCCTTCCAAGTCGAAGGTAAACTCTTCGTAGTCCATGTCTCTAGACATCGAGTTAAGCAAGAGCGCATAGGCAATATCAGCAGCCTGTTGCGCTTCTTCAGGGATAGAGTTTAAGTCCATAAAAGAGTTGCCAGTCTCTCCCGGCTGTCACGCCTATCGCACAGCGGCGTTCCCGCTTCGGCGTTTCCGAAGGTTTTAACTGTCTGACTTTGATTCTTGAGCAAGCAAGTGCAATCTATCTTGAATTGCAACCATAGCTCCATCAATTGCATCCATGTAACTATCTGAGGCTTTTTGAGAAAACGCTACAGAAAGAGCACATCTTAATCCCTCTAAAACAGTTGCTAGGATTTCTTCTTCTTTTTCAACCATAAACAAACTGGCGCTGTCTCTCCAAGCCGTCACCTAGCCTTGGCGGGCTCTAAAACTAAGCAGCGGCACTAGGGTCCAAAACTACGGTGGCCGGGTCGTCCAGAATGGCCTGAAGTTCTTCTAGAATAGACTGATCTTCCGAGGTGAGCACGGGGGTAGTCTCTGGGGTGATGCCGGCCTCTGGGGTGAGTGCCACTAAAAAGGCATCTACAGTAGCCTTGATCGCCTTGAGCGCCTCACGCTGCTCTTCCACCTTAGCCTCCAGCGTAACCCTGCTTCTCCGTACTGCCTTCTCTTGCCTAGCCTTTACAGACTCAACCATCCAGGCTGCCTTGAGAGCTGCGCTAACGGATTTCTTTAATGCACTAATCTGGGGATTAGTTTCTTTGCGAGTACGAGGCTTACGAGTCTTAATGAGTGTTTCCATAACTCAAACAGCGATAGCAGAAGAAGAGGTTTGTGCAACTGGAAAAAAGAGGGAGGGGGAGACTGGGCTGCTAAACTGAAGAGCTAAGGGTGATGGGGGTGCTGGTTGAGGTTGTGCAGAAGGGCGGCTGTGTAGGGACCTCGACTTTCTTTTTTATACGCGCGCGCCTGGGGGTGACGCGGGCGTGTGCGTGCGTATACGCGTGCGCGTGTGTATGTGTGCGTACGCGTACACGTTACGCGTACATGTGCGTACGCACGCGAGTATGTGCGCGAGTATGTGCGCACGCGTTTAAACAGCGTTACAATGCCACTTGTGCAGAGTCTGCTGTATCGTCCTTGCTTGCCATCAATCGCCAGCGCAAGGGCCCTTTATGTGCGTGCAATCGGTAGCTCTGTGCGTTGTTGTTGCGCACGATTGCGATTTCAATTCTATATTACTGCTGTTGTATGGCGTTATTGATTATCTGCCTCTGTGTCTCTCTGTACAGGCTCCACCACCTCAGCCTGCACCTCGAGCACTGGCTGGCTAGACAGGCTATCTGGCGGGCCCATTAAGCCTGCCCGTTGAGCATCTGCGAGTGCACGAGCTGTGCGAGCTTCGAGCTGTGCATCTGTTAGTTCTGTGAGAGCTGCGAGCAATGGAGAGCCGTCTGCATTGGCGAGTTTAGTCGGGAGTAGCCGAGAGAGCAGAGCGCAAAACGTGCGCGGGTCGTTTCGTCCAACGTGAACCAAGTAAGACATGCCTCCGAGTTCGGTGAAGGCATTCTCAATCGCTTCTTTGATGGCTACGGTCTGCCGGTTCGGCAGCCCTTTAGGACGACCTGGTCCAGCTTCGGTGAATCTGTTCTGCGGCATTGTTTCCTTTTGGTTTCTTAAACAATTCTCCCCCCGCTTCACTTTTCTTTGCAATCTTTTTTCCCCTACTTAATCCCCACGCATTTAACCCCCTAGCCTCCCTCCCTCTCCCCCTACACAAAAAAAACGCACAAACTTCTTGCGCTCCCTCTGTTCTGTGCGCATCTTCAACGCATGCTTACACGCATCCTCTCCACTGTCGAATCCACTCTACTCATCACCGGCACCTTGCTTGGCTTGGCTGCCCCAATCGTCATTCTGCGCGCATTCTGGATTGTCTGCTCTTCCCACTAGTCTCACCCAACCCAACCCAACCCAACCCACACAAAATGACCACGCTAACTAACTCTTACCACAACACATCAATCAACCTGCGCACGTCTCTTACTTGGGACCAGATTGAGGCTGCAGCCTATCGTGCACACTCTGTTGCACCTTACCGCCGCACCAGTAAGGAGCGCAGCGCAATCCGCAGGATGCAACGCATCAAAGAGACTCTTTGCGGCTCTTACTCCTGCACCTGCGGCACCGTGCGCTAACCCTCCCCACAACCCCACAACCCCATATGAAAACTACACTCTCAACCTCCCAAGCCGCCGATCTCCTCAAAGCCGATACCAACGCTAAATGGTCCCGTGCTGGAGCAGCCGCCCTTGTCGAATACCTGGAAAACCTGGAACAGGAATGCGGTACGGAGATTGAATTCGATCACGTTGCGCTCCGTTGCGACTACTCTGAATTCAAATCAGTTTTAGAAGCCGCCACACAATGCGGCTTTGAGCCTTCGGCTTTTCAGGCGGAGGATGACGACGCTGCCTTTGAATGGCTGCAGGATCGCACACAAGTCATTGAGTTTGAAAGCGGCGTGATCATTCGCAACTTCTAATCCTTTCCCTAAACCTAGCAGCCCCACCAAACCCCATATGTACATTCTCCACGAATCCGCAGACCTTTTCTGCATCGCAACCGTAGACTCCAATAACATCAAAACGGGCAATATGATCCAACTGTGGATCATGTCCCGCAACGTACACCCCGTAGAGTCCCGGCACACTGGACACGATGCTACCTTGCAATGCCAAGGATGCCCGCATGCCAGTAATCAGGGATGCTATGTTTCGCCTTTGGCTCTTATGGCAATCTGGCGAGCCTATAAAGCGGGTTCGTACACTCACTTAAAATTCGGTTCTCCCGAATACCTGACCTTTTTCACTGGAGCATCCGTTCGCTTTGGAGCCTATGGGAATCCTAGCATGCTCCCTTTGCCCTTAGTGTCTGACATTGTAGAGCGTGCCTACAGTCATACCGGGTACATGCACGACTGGCACCTTATGCCTGTGGAGCTGGCCAAGGCATACGGGCGCTTTTTTATGGCCAGCACAGAGCCTAGCAACGTCCAGTTTGCACAAAACCTTGGCCTTCGTACCTTTACTGTCGTGCCGGAAGCACCCTCGGACCGCTCCCTTGGCATCGAATGCCTAGCAGACAAATCAGGTTTGCAGTGTATCGACTGTGGCCTGTGCGATGGCAATTCCCGTTCCGTTTCCCGTTCCGTTCCCCTTCCCTCTGTTTGGATCAAGGCGCACGGATATCAGACATCAAAAGCAGTCGCAAATCTTCTCAACTAATTGAAAATGAACAAATCAGACTTCAAAACCGCCCTTTATTCTATTGTCGCACGTTGCCATGTAGGAGAGACAAACCGCTCTGTGCTGGAATATGCAATTTCCCGTTTGAAACCTGCCTTTTGGAAAGCAAAGCCGCTTTCTTGGAAGGTTTCCTTTGCCCGTGCCTGTGTTGAGTTGCACAGAGAAAACCGCGGCTTCTACACAAGCGTCATGAAGGGAACCTTATAACATGGAACCCCTCCTCCTCCTCAAAACCGTATTTGCCCTCTCAGTGGCATTTACCCTAGTTTCCACCGCCTACGCTCTGTTATCTAAATGAGCGCCAAACTAATCCGCCGAGGCAATGCTTGGATCGTCCGCCACGTTATTGATCAATATTTTTGGGAAGCGTCATCCGCCCGAGCGTGGGCAAAGCTAAACGGCCTGAGATTGACCAGGGCAAAACACGAGGATCTGAGATGGGTTCGTGGCAAACTGATCTGACCTAGCAAACACAACTAAGCGCAAGTCCGAACAAGGGACTCTCCGAAAGGAGGGTCCCTTTTTTGCATTTACACTGTCCCCATTCACCCCCGGTCGCGCCCCTTTCCGCCCCTTCCCACCCCTTTTCCCTATACGTCCCCAGAACGTACAAAACACCCTCTTAAAAGCCCTTTGCCCTCTTTCAGCTATCACGACCCTACCAGCAAACAAAACCCCATTAGAACATGCCATTCTGGCCTTGGAAAGCACCCCTCCAAGCGTGCCAAAGCACCCCAAAGTGACCCCTAGACCCCCCTAGTGACCCCTCAAACCAGCCTGTTTCCTTAGCAAAAATGCTGATTTTGAAAATCGCTGAACCCAAAATCCAATTCTGATTTTACTCGGAAATAGGGGACCCAGCCTGGAGCTGGCTAGTCTGGCCCGTCTGGATCATATCGGTGCGGTCACCGATATGGTTCACCGAAACGCTGGGGAGCTGGACCCATAAACAAAGCAGCCCCGCCCCGCGGAAACGGGAACGGAGCGTGCAAAGTAGCTGGTTTGGTCACCGCTACCTTGAACAGCCAGGTGCAGTTCGTCAACCAGCAATCTTGCGCCTGCACGAAGATTCTCCTAAACCTCCCATTTCCTGTTGCCGATTTCTAAAATCGGAAATCACAAAAACCAAAATATGAAAAGTGATTTACCAGGTTAAAACGGACCCATCCCATGAGCACATCACGCTACTCCAAACCAGACACAGGCTATCCGCGCACACTACGTTTCCCGCCTCACGTCGCTCCCAACACTCGCAAGACAGGGCTGTTCTTTAAGGCCGGCTTCTGGGGCCTCTTGCTGGTCGATGTCTTAGCCTTAGGCGGCTCAAACGACTTCGCAGAAGCAGTCACCTTCTCTGTCCTCACCCTAATCAATGTAGCAGTCATGCTACACATCACCAAATAACTATGAGCACAATGAACGGCCACCCCTACTACTCTGCTCCTACCCGGCACACTCGTTGCCTTGGAGATAAGTTCATTGACCAGACAGTACCCGCTGCACCAAAGGGCATGGAAGAAATGCCATTCCTTGTCGCACGAGCCATTGCTGCCGGGCTGATCAAGCCGCCTGCAAAGGAAGAACTCGAACCAGAGCCCAAGAACCCAGACGGTTCGACCAGGAAGCAACGAGTAGCTGACTGGCAAAAGATCACCTGTATCAGGTGTAAAGAGCCGTTTGTTCGCATAGCCATGAAGTACGATACATGCACAGAGTGTAGGCTTCAGAAGTCCTGTACTGTCTGTGGCACCATGTTTCGGGCCAAAGAGCGTTGGATCAAAACGTGTTCTGAGGCGTGTGTTAAAAGGGCTTGCAGGAAGCCTGGTAAACTTAGACCGATCCACAACTGCATAGTGTGTGGCTCTCAGTTTGAGGCTAGGATGTCTGGTTCGGGTTGGGCCAAGACATGCAATGCTGAATGTGCCAAGGTTGTCAGAGATAACCATCATGCCGAAAGGCGAGCATTGCGATTGGCAGCCAAGGACGCTAAACAGTAATCGTCCCCCTAAGCAAAGAGGGCGCTCCAGTCTCCCGGGGCGCCCTCTTTTTGTGTATGGATTTCTGAACGGTTACTGTTCGATTTTCGGCTCCACCTCGTTAAGGTCTTCTTCTGTCCAGCCCTCTCTACGCATCTGTATTTCCAGTGTGGCAATTCTTCTTTGCGCCTCTCTAAGCTGTTTTCTGGCATCAGTCAGGGCTTCAGAATAAACCTGAATGGCCTGAATGTGCTCAATGCGTTCCTGTGGGCTCATGCTCATTCCTGTGGTCCCTCCAGTTTGTGAATGCCTTCAAGCAGGTCGTCTATCTCCTGCCTTAGTCTTAAGTTGGGCTCGCGGTGGTCGGTAAGGTCGTTGATGACCATCATAGCGCGGTGGAGCATATCCCAGACTTGTTCTAGTTCTTCTTTGGTTTTCATTTATGCACCTCACGCTTAAGAATGTCTACGGCTACGGCAAGCTGACTCCATGTCAGCAGGCTCTGCCGGTTTCGCACTTGAGGCTGCCCAATCTTGAGCAACTCAGACGCAGTCTCGACTGCAATCGTGAAAGCCTCTTTGAGGTCAGTAGTCTCAGCATCGAGTTGCGCCTTCGTTTTTGAAAACTCAGCATCGAGTTGCGCCTTCGTTTTTACAAAACGAAGCTTCTTTTTTATATCGTCCGATGTGGGCATGTTTGCAGGCTGCACAAACTCATAAGTAGTAAATCTGTGCTTACATATTAAACACTCTCTCCTTCTTCGTGTCTTTGAGTCGCAAAAAACGGGCCTGTTATCGACAGTTTTATTTTTTTGCGAGCCACATTTTTCACAACGAAGAGCCGAAAGCCTGTTGCGCTTTCTGTCTGAACACTCTTGCTTTTTTGTTCTAGTTTTCATGTCGTTGGCTGTGGTCATATTGCTAGATGTCATAAGGGGCCTTCACGGGGCCGCCAAGGGCCTCTATTGGCAGTTTAGTTAGCTGCTCAAAGTTGTGATTGAGCTGTCTGCGGTCTGCCATGAACTCGCTGACCTTGCCCCAGTGCAGTGTCACATTACTTGCGTCAACGTGGTCGAGGAGGCAGAGAGCGCCCCTAAGTTCGCCTTCGAGCTGGTTAGCCCGGTCAACGAGCCTGCGGATGGTCCGTTTGAGCACTGCGATCTCCTCAGGGATGATTACGTCCCTGATGAGCGATTGAGTGTAGTAGTTTTCTTTCATCGGATTTCTTGTCGGTTGGTTTGAGTTTGGAGTTTAGGAAAAGTTTTCAGCCTCCCGCTTTTTACGAATCTGCTCTGCGATCTCAGCATCAGCCTCGGCAGCAATTGCACGCATCGCCACCATGTACGCCCTGTCACGTTCCGGCAGGTGCGAAAAGTCGTGGATAATCTCCGGGTTCTTTCGTGGACCACTGCCGCCCGTCAGGGGCGAGCAAGTGGGCTCACTTTTCTCCTTCTCTGATTTAACGGCGGGGGCTTGAGGCCCCGCCTTAAATCTGTTCTCTTTATCTCTAAAGCGTCCATGTGGTGTACTCACGTGCCGTTCACCACGTGTACTCACGTGCAGTTCATGTGGTGGACTGCCGCGTCCATGTGGTGGACTGCTAATCGTGGTCAAAAAAAAGGCATTCCGGGTTGCCCGATAGCCTCCATTTGAGCCTGAAAACTTGCGGATGAGCCCCTCCTTTTCAAGCGCATCAAGTGCTGCTTTGACGGTTCCCCTAGAGCATCCCACATGCTCTGCGAGCTGCTCGTATGACGCCGAAAAACGTCTCTTGTGCTCACTCGCTGCCGCACTTTGGAAGTGGGTAAGTGCGCAGTAAATTGCGTAGGCGTTGATGCCCAGCTTGCCTGCTTCAACGGCAGCTTCGCGAGTCTGCCAGGCGTATGGACCTTCGTCTTTTGGGTTCTCAGATCGTGGATTCATTTCTCGCAACTATAGACTGTTTCTTGAAGTTTCAACTTTGGCAGTTCGTTTTTCGTGAAACTGTGGTCAATGAAGCGCACTCGGTTGGTGGGCTGGATTGTCAGTCTACCATTGTTTAACTTCACAAAGATAAACTCCTTGTCCTGATCCGGGCTGTCTGACCAGCCGTCGTGTAGGTGCGTTACAGAGAACAGATACTCTCCATGCAGCACCTTATCTTCCCACACTACAATGACCTCCAGCCCACGCATGATTGGGCTCTGCAGCACAGTGAAATCGTAGCTGTAGCAATCCCACAACTGTGCGGCTCTGATACACCAAGGCGCAGCGTCCTCACTAAACGCCACTGCATGAGGAGGGATGTTGCGGTACAGAGCACCTCCGTCTCGAAGGATGACGTTGATCCCCCATGCTCGCCCAGGGATGGCTGTCAGGCCCACCCACATGGCTTCGACTAGGCCACAGGGCTCTGCATGAGTGTACTGACTGTCCACCCATATGTAGCGGTGTGTTGGTAGTGCTCCGATTTTAGTGTAGTTCATTTTCTTTTCTTGGGTTTCTCTTCGATTGGTTCTGGCTTGTAACACTGCTGCCAAATCATGCCGTGTCTGTCTGGTGTAGGGCTGTGGCGAATGTAGATCTTCGACGTAGGCGCTCCCTTCTCAAAGCACTTGATGTTCGAGCGTAGCCGGCGCTTCGTCATAGTCAGACTACACGTCAAAGGCTGGTTATCCTCTGTCTCGACTCGCTGCAGCGTGATAACCTCTCTGGCCCAGTTCGTCAGCGCGGACGATCCAAAGCCAGAGTAAGCCAAGTCAGAATCAGTCCTTGCAGAGTTCTCTTTAGGCTTAGGCAAGTGATGTATAACTGCAAGTAACACACCTGTCTTGGTGCTGATCCTGTTTAGCTCGTTACAGAACTGGGTCACTACCTTCTGGTCACTGATGTCATCACCTAAGTAGCACATCAAAGGGTCAATCCAGACAACGTCCGGGGAGTGCTTGAGCACTAGTGTCTCCAATACTCGGATGAACTCTGCACCAGAGTGAATGTTGTCGCGGTAAAAGACTAGACGCTCGTTAAGAAGCTCTCTTTCAGCCTCTCCACACTGGCTTTTCCCGTACTTGCAAAACACAGATTGCAAGATCTCAGCCTGATCGCCCTGGTCGTTCTCGGCCTGTATAATCAAGCTCTTGAGAGGCTTAACCGGGATCAGTCCAAACGTCAGCACCTCAGAGAATGCGCCTATGCCATGTAACGCCCAGCCGATTGCCAACTGCATAGTCAGACTGCTCTTTCCAATTCCCGATTGAGCATTTATGAGCACACTGCCACCTTTGCATAGCCAACGGTTGCCGATCAGCGTGTTGCTATCGTGCTCCGTATCATAGAACAGTAGGTCATTAAACGTGCTCTGTACTATAGCGCCTAGGCCACGTTCAGCGTTCGCCGTCAGCGTTGCCACACTAAGGCCCGCTACAACGTCTTCTATGGCCTCTCCAGTCGATATGGCATGAGTAGCCTTGAGTAAAGAGGCAAGCAGCACCCTGCGCCGGGCTGCGTCTTGGACGAGTTCGCACCAGCTCGGAAGCGGTTCCAGACTCGGCATCCCGGTGGACAACTCAGACAGGAGCGAGTACGGGATACCACCTTTGGCAAGGCGTGTAGCCAGCCCGATTGGGTCCATGCTCAGGCCGGCCCTAGCACCTTCTTGGATGCCGGCAAAGATTTGCCCGAACTGGGGATTATGAAAGTCGCCCTGGGTCAGCCCCTTGGCGGCAATAGTCGGCAGTGCTAGGTCAGGTGCGAATAGTAGACACCCCAGCACTGCCCGCTCGGCTTTCTCAGCCTGCGGGATAGTTGGCTCTCTCATGCTTAGAGAGTCGCCTCTAAATCTCGCTGCAACCTAGCCGCACTCGACAGCGGTTTCGCTTCGAGTCTTCCCTCAAAAATCTGCACTGCCTTAGCCAGTGTCATTACCTCCAACTTGCCAACATTCAGTCCTCCCTGCCCAGTCCTCTTAAAGTCTCGATCCACCTTCAACAACTCCTCTGCGATCCGCTCTGCCTCCAACAAGTCTGCTTTCATCATACGCCAGTCCCGTAAAAGTGTGCGTGATCGGATGCGCACCCCCCGATAGGTCAACTAGAACGGGATTTCATCCCCGCTCACATCTGTCGCGCTGACTGGCAGCCAACGCTTGATCTCCAGATAGGCTTTGCCTGTCTTCTCGCTGATCTTCTCGCCGGGAGCAAGCTCCACCTTTGCGACCTTGCCTACGCAGTCGTCGATTTCAATAGCGAGCGGCTTGCCGTCTTCGACCTTCAGGCCGATAGCTTCAGCGAAGTCAGCCAAATTGCGGCTGTTCTTAGTCGTGAAGACTACCCAACTGTTGAACTTGAGAGGTCCAACTGCGACTTCGAGTTTGAGCATGTCGTTTCCAGCCTTGCTGATGGCTTCGACTGCGTCTGTGATTTTAGCGAGGTGGATACCTGCTTCGATTGACTGTTTTGGTTCACCTAGTTCGATTTTTACGGATGGCATGGTTTTGTTGGTTTTGGGTTAAATTCCGAAAGCGGCAAAGAACCTCTCTGGGAAAGCTACGGCTTGGGTCTGGATAGAAACTGGCAGATCCTTGTATGTCTGTGATTCTGTGATCCAGCCACGCTTGATGGCGCCGGCAGTGACCTTGTCCTTCTGAGCCTTGGTCTTCTCGGCAAGCAGCCGGTCCATCAGGTTGACGGCGCTGATCTGTTCAGGCACTTCTTGTTTTGGCTCCTCTTTAGGCGCTTCAGTCGGGACAGAAGCAGCCTCCTTAGGCGCCTCAATCTGAAGTTGCTTAGGTGCTTCAATCTGGATTGGCTGCACCGTTTCAACAACGACTGGCAGGTTCAGATCAGTAATTTCCTCGGGCGTGTAACATCCAGACAAGACGCCTGGGTAAGTTGAACGGATGCCCTCTGCTGTAACACGATTCCGAAGCATCTGGCGCGGATACTTCTGCCAAGTTGGATTACCAAGGAGCCCAGCACGCTTTGCGTCTTGTATGGTCCAAGTCACCTTAAGGCTGCCAGCCTGAGGATGAGTGAATGTTCCAGAAACAGACTCAACCGTATATTCATGCCACTCCACTTTGCCGCCAGCAGCTTGAAAACGTGCAAGCATGGCTTCAGATTTCAATGTCGGCTTACCACTGATGATGTGATAGTCCCTTCCAACTTCTCCGATATGCCTACCTTCTGCTTGGCACAGAATGCCAAGAGCAAGAGCTTGTTTTGCATTTTGAATGCCGAAGCATTTAGAGTCCGCAATGACTTCTGCCATCATTGCCAGTTGATCGAATGGTATTAGTTGCATTTAATTTTCATTTTTAGCCCGGCCTCAAGAATGAGGAGAGCGTCTGCGGTTTTCAGGGTAACTGAAAGGTTTGGGTAGAGCGCCTGGGCGCGTCCTTTAAGATGAGCTTTCCAGCGAGGTCCATGAGTCTTCTTGTCGCCTAGACCCAGAGCAGTCTGCCACTTCTTGGGAGGCAGGTATTCGATACGGGCGCCGTAAGCCGCGAGGATGCCCTCAATACGCCCGTAGTTGCGAAACATGGTAGCCATAGAACTTCCAGACATCTTGCCTGCAAATTTAGGAAGCTCTTCCAGATATACAGTAGGTGTGTCTGCTGATGTCGTGTTGTGCTTTGTGCACAGAATCATCAACTGAGTATCCATGTCGTGGAGTGTGCTTGGCATTGGCAACGCATGAACACTGCCGTCAGTGTCCACATAGGCGATTCCACCTCCTACGCCGGGGTCAATGGCGATGTAGTTCTGGGTCATTTGGAGGCGACTAGAGGTGCTTGACCAACCTTCCGCTGCACCAACTCTTCAGGGAACACTGCGCCGGCAGCACTCCAAAGAGCCTGAGCCTTTTTGATGCTGATCGAGCCTTGAGCCAGAATCGCATCACTGGCACCGATTGCACCGTTGCGTACTGCCTGTGCCAAGTGCTCGGCTTCGATGTACTCGGATGCACGAGGCTTCTGTAGCTTCCAGCCCGGCACCTTCACGCCTGCATCAAGCAGCCCACGAGCCTTCTCCTTGGCTGCATCTCTGAAGTCTTCCAGTGTCTGGCAAGCTGCCAAGAACTGACCCAGCCGGTCAGGATCGTTGAGGAGCGACAGAAAGGCTTCGTCCTGCACAGTAGGCGCCAAACCAGCTACAGTGACCAGTGCAGAGTCCTTGCTGGCAACACGGGCAGGGCAGGTCAGACTCTTTGCGCACCAGTTGCAGTAATCATTTTGAACGGGAGCCGTGCCTACGTTGTCGAGAATGGCTTGGACTGTTTCCTTGGCACTGGTGTAGGTCCAGTGCTGGGTGACCATCTTCTGTTGGTCGCAGAATAAAAGATGAGTGGTCCATTGCTGCTCGAAGTGAGTCTCCATTAGGCCCAGAGCGTATGCCGCCATCTGGCCGGTGTAGTCGTACACCTGACCTGACTTGAGGTCGATCAGCCACTGGCCCTTCACCGCGATGCCGTCTGCTGTGCCCATGTGTTCCAATCCACTAGTCTGTATACGGCATTCAGACTCGCTGGTGGTCAGGCCGTCAGCTCCACCGCCAAGCTGGATGCACTGAGCCAGTGCCCAGCGGATGGCTGCAGTGTCGTCCTCGTTAAGGTCACCGGGCAGCTCGCCGGTAACCCATGCGTCACGGAATACGCCGTCAAGCATGGTGCCCCGTGAGGCTGCACTGCTGTTGCCAGCGGCGCCTTCAAACTGACCACAGAGAGCCAGTTTAGGGAGTGATGAGTGTCTAATTTTCATTTGTTCCATTTGATTTTTCCAACCAAGTTGTTTTTAATAAGCCATTTTTGACAAGCTACATTCATTGCCACTAGGCCATTTAATTGACCGTCTATTTGGTCGATGATTGCACTTGGCAACTGAGCCGGGGGATTTCTGTACATCCCAAGCTCATTGGGAGGAGTGGTATGCCGTTTATTGGCATCTCTTCTGTACGGAAACTCATTGTGGGTGCTCATACTTGAGGTGGTCTTCCATTTTGAGTTTCAAGCCGTTTGCCTTAGCAACAGCCATTAGTTCGAGAAACCTGTTCATCGGGATGATCCGATGATACAGCCAGTTGTCGATTGTGCGGTGACTCAGTTCGATCTGTGCCGCACTGAGCTTCTTGTAAAGCTCACCGCGTCCACCGAAGAACTGAACCACACTGCTCACATTGAGCGTAGGTGTTTTCATTGCGGCTCAATGCGTATTGTACGCAGATCAGACGCGCAACAAAAAACGTAATCTATTTTTCAAGACTACGCACAAGTGCCTTTGTTTCATGAGGAAGCACCCCTGCACCCCCTTGCAGGATCTCCCTGCACAGCATACGGCAAATTGTTATTCTCCGGCAGGAACAAGCCCAGACTCAAACAAGTCGGCTTCCTTTTCCCTGCGGTTCCTAAGCCCCTGAAGGTCAGGCCACAAGCGTTTCATCTTGCGGATTTGCTCAGGAATTTTTTGAAGGTCACCATTGCGGAGAAGCCTCTGAATCTCAGCCATTTCTACCCGTCGATCTCCAGACAAGCTTGTTCCACGATTGAAAACTAAGCCAACAAGTGCCGCTGCGCAGTCTCCATGCAGTTCTACAACCTGTGGGTAGATTCTGAGAGTGCGCATGTACCACACAGGTAGAGTCACATTCTCAAACACAGAAAGTGCTGATTCCCAAGGAATCACTAGGTGCTTAACGTGCGGCAATACGTCACTAGCAGCTTCCCCCTTGCGCCCAGACACACTAACAAGCAGAGCCAGTGTAGCTGCATTCAAGTGAGGCGACCAAGCCCGGCTAGTCTCAGTAACAGAGGCGTGACCCAAGTCCCAACCAACACCAATGGTCACACCGGAATTTTCACGAGGCCAGATTGGGTGGATCTTGTAATAAGACTCCCCTCCGGTTTCCCAGGTAATGATGGCCTGAATGCCTTTAGTCGATAGATTCATCATCGTCGTCCTCCAAAAGTATGCTGTCGGGTTCCTCAACCCAACGAGATGCCTGGTATAGGCGAGCAAACAGACTACCTGAACCAGCCTCAAAGGTCGAGTAACTGTCAGTGTCAGAGTCGTGAGCCAAGATCTGGACGCAATCAAAGTGCTCGCCCAAGTCAGCGGCAACCTTCTCCAAGTAAGCCTGCTTTTCTTCGATGGTCATAGCTTTCCAGTATAGTAGTGGTTCAAGCGTAGAGTCTTCCCGTCACGCGAAATAGACTTAAACCTTTTAGCCTGCCATCCTTTGCGCCGCACAAGGTTTTCAATGGCAGCACGCTTGGAGCCAAGCTTCTCCATCAACTGGACCACCGTATACCAACCTTCTGGAGCATCTTCTCCAGCCAACTCAGCTTTCAGTAGTTCGAGAGGTGACTTTTTCATACAGGCAAACGAAAGTCATGGGCCTGCGTCTCTTTGGCAAGCCAAACAACAGTCTCAGAGTCGCAGTACTCTCCCCACGCAAACCCTCGACTCCAAGACGTAGTCGCACGCCGGTTAGCGGCATACCCCATAGCATCCTTGTCCCCCAACCAACCTACGCAATAACCCGTAGGATGCGCCCTGTTGCGCCCTTCAGCCTGCATCACCCTGTGCAGGTGAGCGATGACCACCTTATTGGCACTGCCCCCACACACAGCCTCAGCATGGTCTCGAACTGCGGCTTCGTTGACCATGTACCCATGACCAAACAGGCAGTCACCAAGCTGGCGCCAGCCGTTCTGGAAATTATAGTCGATCACCTCGCACCGCATACGTTTGGCCTGATCAGTGATCTGGCCCATTACACGGCCCGCTAATGCAGCCACAATGGCCTTTGGTGATTCCATGAGCGTGTTGAGTCTGGCCTCGTGATTGCCAAGGAAATACAGCTTGGGTTCAAGCTGGTGCAGGAAGGCTAGACCGTCTTGAAGGTCACCCTCTGGATCTGCGCTCTCGTCCCGTGTTCCAGCGGCGCCAGCCCGGAGACAAGCCAAGTCTATGGCATCACCTAGATGCAGGGTCGTATGAGGCTTCCAGCGGTCTTTAAAGGCCAGCACACGCTTGAGGAGCTGCTGGTCAGCGTGGTGTCCGTGACTGCAACCAACAGCGAGGAACCGTTTCCAGTTCCGAGTGATGTTAGCCATAGGGCTATTTTCGTAAACTGCGGATCGTCTCGACGATTTTGAGTAGCGTGAAAACTGCTGCCAGCAAACAGCCGGCAACTCGAATCCACTGTTCAGCTTCGCTCAATGAGAGCGCCAATGCACCTACGTTCGCCAGATTGACGGTAGCCAAATCAAAGAGGTGCCGGCTATGCATGAGCAATGAAAGTGGTTCCTGGTCCTGGCACTGTGGGGAGTTTTCCGTTTGCATCGTAGATTCCAGAGTAAGGGTTGATCTTGTCTGGTGGCAAACCCACGCCGTCAGTGCCCGCTGGAGGGAGAACTCTTTTTACGCTTGCGAGCACTTGAAGTCCCGCTGGAGGCACTGCTCCTAGGTACTTTTCTTGGAACGCCGGAATCACTGGGGTTGGTAGAACTGTCATATTTTTTGAAGAGTTGTTTTCCGAAAAAGCCTACAAGCACACCAGACACACCAGCGACAACAGCCCAAGTTCCAGGCGCAATCGAAGATGCCAATGCAAGCAGCATTGAAAGGTTGCCCGGCGTAATGGTCATTACCTACGCTCGTTGCGGATTACGTCAATAACGCCAAAGATGCTAACTATTGCCGTAGTCAAAGCACCACCTACACCAGTCGAGTAAAGGCCAAATGCTGCGCCCATTTTGGCAAGTCCAAGCCAAGTCGAAGGCTGGCGAACGTATGATTGTAGAAGTGTCTTCATAGTCAATAGATCCACGATTTCAACAATGCCATAGCTACGCAGCCAAGGGAAGGGAGAATGAAATCAAGCAGTCCCTTGATGGTCCACGCCCGAGGCTGCAGGCCACCCCAGTAAGGCATGTTTGCTCGCCGGCCACCATAATAGTGCTCGATGTTGCGATATTCAGCCTGAGCGTATTCACGGCCCACAAAGTAGAATGAGCCGGCAGCAGCACCAACCCACCAGTCACCGCTGGCAAGACCAATGATGGCTTGCAGGACGAGAGCAATGACTGGGTGGGCGAGGTGGTTCATGTGGTTGGCTCCTTGAAGATGTACTCTTCCTCTGCTCTTGGCAGCTTGTTGATCTGTTGCTTCTGAGACTCAATTACAGACTCTAAGAAAGCTACTTTTGAACGAAGCATTGCAGCCTCGCGAATTAGCCCGCCAACAATATCTCCAATGTATTTGTCAAGGTCTTTTGCCGGGTCCATATTAAACAAGCCGTTGTTTCACTGTGCCAGATGTATTGTAAAACCCACCAACTGGAACTCCCAGTGCTGCCGCTGCTGCATCGTTAGCAACATTGAATAGTGGTGCTGTTTGAAACCAATTATTTGTAAATTGAGCTATAACATTTCCAAACGCACCATTTGTAACAACAAACTGACCCGTCCCCTTGCAATCAATTCCAAAGTTAATGTTTGTGTCAGATCCTCTTGATCTAAAATTTACACCAAATCCAGCAGGGGCAGCTTGAGTTTCAATTCTGTTTTTGCTGTTTGCCGGAGTTTGATTAAGTACTCGAATGGCATCTGCCTCGTAGTCTCCTCCAATTGTGAGATCTCCATTTTTTTGAACAACAAGCTGTCTAGCAAGAGTTCCTGCAACAGATTCACCTGAGCCTATAACCAGCTTTCTGTACTTTCCTTGTCCCGAGTAAAGGGAGTGCAACCAGTATCCGTCGTACCTAGCATACAAAGACAGGTTTTCTTCATTTGTGCCAAGCATTTTCTGAAGTCTAAATGCGGCAAGCTGATCATTGATGTTACCTAAAAAACTAAACGGAACATTATTCAAAGATCCAAGCGAGCTTGATATTGAAATGGTATTTACATCAGTAAATCCATTTACAGTTACTGAAGTTCCGTTGATCTTAAATGACTGAAGCGTAGAAAAGAATGCAATGAACGGGTCCCCCGTTACCCTTGTAACAGTGGTTCCAGAGACATTACAAGTACCACTGCCCAAAACCCAAGCTGCATGATATGTCTCTGTTTCTGTGGTGGCAAAATTTGGAGTCACCACAAGGTTGGATGAATCGGCAACAGACACAACTGTGTAAGTGTTTTCTCCAAAATAAAACTTCAACCCAATCCAGTTTGCAGAAAATTCAGTTCCTGAAAGCCTGACAAGATTTCCTGTGCCAGAAGTTGATGTGGCAATTCCTTGTGCAGCAGTTGGATATAACAAAAGTTCAACCTGCGATAGATCTTTAGATGGCTGAATCCGAAGCCAAGAAGCATTTCCATCTGTTCCAAATACCGTTCCATCAGTACCGTTATTGGCATTTCCACCACCAACTTGCAGCCCTGTTCCGGGAGCGTTTACGTTGTCGCCAAAAGCAGCAACCGTTGATGTGGCTCGAAAATACGAGTCCATCGCCGTTAGCTCGTTTAGCGTTGATGCGTTTTGAAAAGATTTGCTGCTCATAGGTTAAACGATTGCAGATTTGAAAACCAAAAAGGAAATAGCCACATTATCTGACAGGATTCCTCCAGTTAGATTCTTGAGTCTAACTGTAAAACTGTTTGTTGCTGTATCTGTTATGCGAACCTGATAGTTTCCGTTTCCAACAATAGCGTAAACAATATCCTCAGACGCAACCGATGTGTTTGACACAGTGAATGCCACCTCATTCCCGGCAGCAAGCGCGGCGTTGTCAGTTGTAATGCGCCCGCAAATCTTGTTCAAGGTTACTGCCGTTGCCTTTCCAGACCCTGAGCCTTGAGAAACTACTCCACCAGCACCTGCCCCATATCCAAGTCCAATTGAAGGGCTGATTCCTAAAAAGCCATTTTCGTTGTACCTAAATGCGGCAATGTTTCCATTGCCAGCATTTGTAAATGGCGTGATGTTGCTTGTGAAATGGTTGCCCGTGCCAATCTTTACTCCAGTAGAAGATGCGCCAAGCACTATTCCAATTGTTGTACTGGAGAATGTGTTTCCGTCAATTACACCAATAGAACCGGCTGTAGTGGACGCAATTTCAACTCCACATACAGATGTGTTAGCAGACGCATATGGCAGGAATTGATTGCCAACAATTGTAAAATTGTTGCTTGGGCTGATAAAGATGCCTCGCTTCGCTGCGTTTACAGTAAAGAAATTGCCTGTCGCAAAGAAGTTTGGAAGATCAGACTGAATATTGATGCTATCTCCAAAGCAGAAGAATGTCGTGTTAGATACAAGCAATCCCTGTAGCGTGTTAGGGCTGACAGGAGGCACATAGATTCCAGTTTCGCACTGACCAAAAAAGCTGTTTACAATTTGAACTGTCTGAGTGTGCGCTCCGTAAACAAAGCCAGTTCCAAGAAAGCTCCAGTTGCAGTTGACGAAGTTGTAAACCGTCCCGCAAGTGCATGTAGGACTCGGTGCAGTAAAGCATCCCGCTCCGGGACTAGCTATTGATACGCCAGTTCCAGATGTGCCGTTGCTTTCGCCGTAGAAGTTTACGTTGTTAAAATTGATGTCAGAGACGTTGGCAATTTTTACGCATGTGCCCCACCTCTTTGTGTTTGCGTAGCCATCACTGCCTCTGAACGTAACATCAGAAATGTCACTCTGCGCAACAAAGGTGCCAAAGAAAGCGTATGAGTTAGTGAACTCTAGACCAACTGTTCCTGCTGTAGATCCAGAAACCACAGAAAGCCCTTTGAGATGCAGTGCGTGTTGTTGGCTTGTATAGTTAAACAGCATGCCATCTGTTGACGGCCAATAAAGAGACACTACATCTGCGCCATCTCCAAAGATCGTAATAGCATCAATGTTGTCTGTGTCCTGAGAGCCGCTGGACGGGTTTGGAAAGGTGTATGTTATCTTCGAGTTGAACCGATACGTTCCAGCAGGGAAGTAGATGTTCTTTGCGCCAGAAGCCAAAGCTGCGTTAAACGCAGCAGCATCATTAGTTACACCATCGCCAACAGCCCCAAAGTCTTTCACAGACACGCTTTCACGAACTTTGTCTTGCATTCCTCTAGAAACAGCACCTGTTCCAGCTTGAATGAACGACACATCTGAACCAGGCACCTGAGCACCAGCAACGACTGCACCACCTTGGAACAAGAACTGATCGCCAGCAGCAGCCGGCGTAGTCAGCGTGATAGTCACGCTGTTTGTTTCCAAGTAATCCAGACCAAGGTTTAGCCTGAGTCCGTTTCGATAGACTTCCAGCGTCTCAGTACCAGGCAGGTAAACGAACGTGGTCAGCGTGAACGTAAGCTGTCCAGCAGTAGCAGTAATGAGCTGCGTGGAGATGTCGAAGACCGATGTAGGTGCATCAGACTGGTCAAACGCAGAAAAGACTAGAGCACGGTTCTTGTTCCTGACAGTGATCGAGTAAGTGTCAGTCGCAGAGTAGAACCTGCTAGGCGTTCCCTGTCTGCTTGGATACCCACCAACAGTACGAACAGGCTGTGCAGCAGGAATGGTCAATGCAGCGTCCCAGAACACGTTTACAGGGGCAGTCTCTGGGTTCAGGTTAGACTGGCCAATGTAGATGTAACCGCCCTCTAGCGGGGCTCCTGTCGTGTCGGTAAAGAAAGGGAATGGAGATACGATGGAAGAGGACATTACTGGGACTCCTGTTTGGTTTCTGCGCCCTGTGGCACAAGGTAAAGTTTGATGAGTGTCTTAGCTTCTGGAAGCGTGTCCTTATTGAGCGGACGAAGCAGTTTAGCCATTAACTCTGGGTCTGTCATGGCTTCTACCATAATTGCTCTGGCTCTTCCAGATGGATCACCAGAGACTGAAACGAACTTATCAAGAAGTGCCCCGGCAGCACGAACAGCAGAGCCTGTTCCGCTTTGCTTTAAGCCTGGTGGAGTAATTCCGTAAGCAACCCTGGCAAAAAGCCCAAGCATGTTTTTGGCTTCGCTTTCTGCAAGCCTTTTAGCCAGCTCCGTATTTAAGCTCGTTACAGACTGTCCAGCAGCAGCCCTGCGGAATCGTTCCATTACTTCAATCTGCCCCCTAAACACATCAAGCATTCCAAGCTCTTTGCTGCCTTTTCCGAGAATCGCTGTAATAGCATTTCTTATCTCACCGTCCTCAACAAGGATCTCATTAAGCTGTTTGAACGATCTTTCAAACTGCTCCATGTTAACTGTTGCGGTAGGATTCTCTGCGGTTGATGCAACCTTTCCTAGCAACGCAGTTTCTTGCTTCAGATACTGATACAGGGCGTTTTTGACGCCCTCTTTTGCTTTTCCAGTCGGATCTTTTGCGGCAGATTGCATGAGTTCTTTTGCGAACTCTTCTGGATCTCCTGAATCCATCATTTGCCTGATGGCCTTAACAGGGCTCTTTTTAAGAACCTTAAATGCAGCACTGTCAGCAATTTCCTTTTGCTGTCTATTGAACTTTTCCTTGGCCTGAAACGCAGCAGTCTTCTTTATGTCTTTAGCTTCGTCTTTTGCAAGCTGCGAGGCTTCTTTGCTGAGTCCCCTCAACTCTTGCGTAAAGGTACGACGCACTCCTTCAGCAGCAGTGACTGCTTCAGTGGCCTGGGTAACGTCTTTTGCAAACGCATCAACAGATGCGCGAACCTCAGGGAAAACTTCAAGCCAACCTTCCACGTTGCGATCCTTGAGCCACTTGTTGAATCTTGCTGGAGTTGGCTTTTCTCCAACGGCAGTTGCAAGGTCGTTGATTATCCAGTCCTGAACTGCTTGCAGTGCTTCAGGATCATCCTTGAGCGCAGCCCTAAACTGATACTGCGTTTCTAGTGGCTTCGATAGATACGCATCAATGGTTCTGGAGTCTTCAACCTTTCCAAACTGAACTGCGTCTCCAGTTTTGCCTCCGTACTTTTCTTTGTAAGCTCTGTACTTCTGATTCGCCGCAGCGATTTCAGAACTAATGTCGCCAAGAGCTTCAATATCTTTCTCAAATCCCTCCTTTACCATTTTAAGCAAACGAATCTCGTTTGCGTCCGTAGAGGCTCCAATCTTTCCATTCAAGGCCGCAATACCAGACCTTAAATCTTGGACAGAAACACTTGTCGGAACATCTTTTTTAGGCTCCAACTTTATCAGGATTTCCTTGATCTTATCAGGAAGATCACCGAAAAGCCCGGCGCCTTTTGGACCGGCAGCTTCTCGTGCTGCCTCTAGTGTGTTCTTTGCATCTGACTGAAGGGTGGAGACATTTTGCGGCTTGTAAGCCTCATCCACTAATTTTTTCTCATTAATTCTTTCACGTTCCCAAACTTCTTTTGCCAAGCTGCTTGCACGGTCCCTTACGCCAGTTCTTGATGCAATTTTGATGCGGGCAGTTTCTAGTGCCTGCTTCATTGTATCCAAAACATCTTCAGCCGTTGCTAGATTTTGACTGGCTCGCTGAAATGCTTCTCGTTCCGCACCTAGCGCACCTTCAATAAGGCTTGCGGCTTGTCTGTCTCCGTTTCTGATAAACGCATCCCTAGCCGCAATGGCATCATCACGCAGTTGCTGTGTTTGTTGCTGAAAGAATGCCTTGGCCTCTTGAAATGTGGCTCCAGACTGTTGCAGTGTTTCTGAAAGGTTCCGCGAAACTGCTTCCCTAGATCTTTGCCGGACACTAAGAAGAGACTTGTTGATGTTGGCAAGAGCGTTGCCAAGCGAGATCAACCCTTCATTGCCAGAAATCTCCGTTGTCAGAGGAGTCACACCTCCAGCCATCAACACAGGAGCCTGTTGCTCAATGCGTGTAGCGAGCTGTTCAGGAACTCCTCCTGCTTCAGTGGCAAACTCTTGTACGATGCGGCGTGCTCCCTGTTGAGCAGCCTGCTCAGTCCGAATGTCACGCTGAAGTGCGCTTGCAATCGGAATCTTTGTACCCGGAATGAACTGTCTTGGCTGAAGGGCACCGCCAGCAATGGCTCCCAAAGTAACGTCTGCCGTTGTTCCTCCTGACAATTTTGCAAGGCCCCCTCCAATTATACTGCCAAGAGCCACATCTGCGATTGCTTTGGTTTCTCCAGCCAAGGCGCGCCCAATCGTATTGAATGCTGCCTTTTGAGAAAGAAGTTGTGGAGCAACCTCTCCCGCTGCTCTTGACCATTGAGCTTTCGCTCTATCAAAAGCAGCTTGGGATTGAGCTGCCTGTTGTTCTTGTGGCGTTTGAAACTCAGAAACAATTTCCTGCTGCGCCATTCCTCCCAACACGCTACCGCCAATGGCTCCCGGAAGGGCCATTCCACCCATTAGCGATCCAGCGGCCCCACCAGCAAGACCTCCAACTGTTGCCCCAGCTTGGCTAATTGCGCCACGAGTTGCCGCTCCAATCATGGACGGCTCCATCTCCTTCTTGTACTGCTCCCAAATCGGAGCCAGCACAGGATACTGTTGCGGATCTAGTGTAGCCGTTGGATTAAGCCCACCAGAGGCCACCTCTTTGTTAAGCACATCCCGAATTGACCCTGTGCGCTCAAGCTGACCATAAATGGCCTGAACATTGGATTCAGTAGGAGCACCGCCCTGGGGAGACTTAATCTTCAACAGATCAGCAGCCAACTCAGGAGGAGGCACCAGGTCATTAAGAGTCGCTCCTACCTGCTCAGGAGGACGACCCTGGTACTCAATAGGCTGCATCTGCGGAGTCTCCGCGTATGGAGATGGCACAGGAGCCGCTTGTGGCTGCTGAGACTGCATCCTTGAAAGCTCTGCTCCAAGCACGCGGACTGCATCTGCATCATTTGCGGCTCCAGCCCTTCTGATGCCTTCGTAAAGCTGTTCAATGGTGGCCATTATTGAGGGACTCCAAATCGTTTCAAAATTGAATCCACATCAGTCGGATTGCCACCTACTGCCGCAGGAGAGGCTTGAGGCGACATTGCGTTTTGATCAAGAGTGTTGCCAACCTTGTTAAACCAAGCGTGAAATGCTGTTCCCTTTTTGATTGGAGAACCAAAAATCTGCAACTCCTTCATCGAGTTTCCTGCACTACCATTGTTTTCAGATACCCAAGCAAGTTTTGCTTCGTTGTACTTAGAAGCATACTCAGACAATCTAGCCATTGCCTCTACGCCTTTTCTAAACTGTTCTGGACTTGCATTTTTTGACATCACTCCCTCTTGAGCAAACCTGCGGTCAGCATCAGATGCGCTGCCAGGAGGAAGAGACTTAATAACCTCCGAGTTCGCAAGTTTTTGATACTCCTTTCTCAACATCGTCACATCATTGCCAAGCAAAGGAATCCTATCCCTTACATATTGCCAAGCCGCACCTTTAACTGTGCTTGGAATCTGAACCTCTCCAGAGTCAATTTTCTCCAGTATCCCCTTTGCAATATCTGCTGACTGCTGGTTTGTAGCAGAAGCGTCACTTAACTCTTTGGCAAACTTGTTTGTAGAGGCAAATACTTTTACCTTCTCTTCTCTAGCCTGATCTAGTTTCTGCCTAATCTCCTGAATCTGTAGTCGCTCCTTTTCAAGATCCAGTGCACGTTTTTCTTCGTCTACTTGTTTTTCTTGTTTTGTTGCAGTAGCTAATACGAGTTCCTTTTTAGTCTTTGCCTCTGTCTCAGCAAGTTCTGCTGCCCCCTTCATGGCCTTTGATACCGCATCCCACTTCTGAGGGTCAGTATTGAACAAGAAATTAGACGCACTTAGAGCGCCTGCTGCTGGATCTTGTTCAATTTGTGTTTTGGCAGACTCTAAAAACACAAGTGACGCTTGGGCAGCCTTGTCATTTGGATTACTCTCAAGAGAAGCATTTGCTGCTGAAATATACTTATCCAAAGAGGCAGATGCTATCTCTGGCTTTCCGGCTTGAACTGAAAGCATCACTTCAGAAGCAGCGTTGCTTAGTGTAGATCCAACTCTTGGAAGCTCTGCAAACATTCTGTTCATTGCCGAAAAGGACTGTGGGTCCAATACGGATGCCTGCATTGATAAACTTTTCAGCTTTTCAGGAGTCCATGCTTCAGGATTCTTAGAAAGCTCAAGAACATCGTTTTGATATTTTGTTTTTAGAGAACGCTCTGCTTGCGCTTGCTCAAATGTAAGCCTTCCCTGCCGCAATGCTTCTGCGGAGGCTGCTGTTGCCTGTCCAATTTGACCTATCCTAGCACGTTCAGCCTCAATCTGAAGCGGCTGCATTTTCTGCTGAAATGCCGCATTCTGTTGCTGAATCGCACTCTGTTCCTCCATCTGCTGGAGTTGCCGAATCCCCATCAAGCTCTGCAAGAAGTTCTGAGCAGGAGGCTGCGGAATATTAACTGTGTAGTCGTAAGGTCCAGCCATAAAGATTATGCAGGTGAATACCATCCTCCAGCACCACCTGGAGCTGTGGGCGCAAAATACTCAACAGGAGCACCTCCGTAAGCAGACTGAGCCGCTGCTTGGCTGCCATAAAATCCGCCAGTGCCAATCCCAGAAGTCATGGATGGCTTGTTAAGCTGTTGCATCAGCATGTAGTTTTGAACTCCACCGCCAATAGCATTGCTAACTCCACCAAGTCCCTGAGCAAACGCATTTGCGGCACCAATCTGACCACCAGCCATTGCAGCACCTTGACCAACCATCAAGTTGCCAATGTTTTGAGCAGCGTTCTGCTGTGCTGCTGCTGTGCCGGCAGCCGAAGCCTGACCAACACCGAGCAGGTTCTGAGCAGAACCAGATCCAAGGCTTGTAAGCCCAGCCAGCTTGCCATACTGCGCTTCGATGAGCTGGTTTAACAGGTTTGGCCTAAACTGAGCCAAGGCGCCCTGTACGTTGCCACCTCGAAGTCCACCAGTGGCAGAGGCATTTTGCAAGATGCCTTGTTCGCCCTGTTTGGCAAGCTCCTGAAACAATGGTCCCTGCTCGATGCCTTGGATCGCTTGACGCTGCCGTTCTGCGCCAAGTTGAGCATAGCTCTGATCCTGAAGGATCGGCTGCATCAACGCTTCACGTTCCGCGTAAGCCTTAGACTCAATGTCTCGAATGCCAGCTTGAGTCTGATTTTGAAACTGAGCCAACAGACCAGCTTGAATGTCTTTTCTCGATACTCCTTTTGGCGTGGGAGCCTTTTTGTAATCTGCTGACTTTTGGAACGCCTTTAGCTCTACATCTCTCTGACGTTGGTAATTTGCAATGTTGGCCTTTGTAACATCAGCAATATTAGTAAACTGAGGAGACTGTTGAAGCTGATAGAGAGCACGTTGACGATCTGCTTCACCACCAAGACCAACCAAAGCCTGCATTCCTTGCAGTGCCCCAGGACCAGCCTGAATATACGGTTGCGTGAGTCCCGGTTGACCAGCTTGAATGTAAGGAGAAAGAAGCTCGCGAATGGCGTCAAACTGACGGCGCTGCTCATCAATGGCCTGTCCTTGTGCCTTGGCCTGTGTTGCGGCAGCTTGCTTTGAAGCCTTAGCTCCCTTGTTTGACCCATAAATTGAAGCTCCAGCACCTAAAAGTGCAGCTCCACCAGTTAAGATTCCACCAGTTGGATCAGGCATAAAATTCGGTTTTGTAATCGTTAAAGGTTTCTCCGTATAGCCTTAACACATCACCAGAAAGTTCAGTTGCCCTTTTGACTCCATGACATGCCTGAACTGCGATCATGCAAAGGTCATAGAAAGCCGCTCTCCAAGCAAATGACATTTCGTTAGCCTGTCCTGCACGCTCAACAGCATCACTTCCCTGCCACTTAAGAATACTCAGTGCCACTACTGGAAGCAGTGTTGTGGAGTTTGCAGCAAAGAAGGGATTCAGCGGCATCGCAACAAGCGTGTTCCAGATGCACTTGTTTAACTCCTCCCGAGAGACTTCGTCACCATCTGCGACATCGTCAAAGACCTGGGTCACCTGAAACA